CATGGAGAGTCGGGGGTGTTAAAGGGTGTTCAAAAAAACTGCCACCTTTTCGCAAATTGCACGATTTGCACAGAACTTGCAAATTTTCTTCAAGATCACTGCCCCCAAGCCTTTTCGGCACTATGTGATCGATGTGCATCGGTCCTTCACTCTCACCACATGCCTGGCAACAGTATCCATCGCGTGCCAGGATTCTTTCGCGTATGCGTCGCCATCCCTTTCGGTCTGATGATCTCCATGCCTTAGACATTAGAACCAATTCCTATCCTGATGATGAGCCCATGCGTTACACATTGAACCATAACGATGGCGTATGTACCGAATGGTTTCATCGATCTGTCTGTATGGATCAAGGGTTCGATACCATTGTGATTTCATTTGACCTAAGCCGTAATGACTCCCATTGACCGCGTTTGGGTTCCACCTTGATTCCTTATTGATGATCTTTACAAGGCATTGATATTGCTTGAAATCAATGATCCTTGAATGTGCATATAGTTTGAGATAGTCGGTCTGTGTAGCTGCGTGAACCGGTTGCACGTTTGTTGAAATCAAGCCTATTAATAGGCACAACTGTGGCAATAGCAGAATACGCCTAAGCGAGCAATCCGCCTCAGCGGCTCGCTTTAAGCGAATCCAGCGTACCGAACGAGTCAAATACATTGCAAGAATGTGGATAACTTGAACGGGGCCTCGGCGTGTTGTCCACAGGTTATCCACAGGCATCATCATCGTACCTTGCCCAATCCGCTATTGATTAGCACCTGGCGATTGGCCTCACCGAATGCAAATAACATGACGGGCAACATGATCGACCCCGATGTTTGGTCCGATTTAACGAATTTAAGATTCGCTGGCAATGGCAATGCCCCTGATGCGTGATCCCAAATGAGATTAAACCAACCCGATTTGGCCATTGGTACCAATGCAATTCCATCGTCATGTTTGATTAGTTTTTTGGCCCATGGCGTCACATTGGAATAAGGTGGATTGCACCAGACACGTCCCACCCATTCTGAGGCCAATCCGTCATCGATGATCGTCAATGAACGTTTTGCCGGTATCCATGGGACGCCACCTGGCGGTGCAGAAACGTCCATGTCGAATTCGACGTTTAGGGCATCGAATATGAATGGCGGCGTGTAGTAATCATCGGACGTGCCATGGTCTATCAGCTCATGACCGAAATCCATGTCCAGGCGATTAGTCATTTGTCCCCACCCCAGCCCGTACCCTTGAAATGGATTGGCGTTGATGTCCAAATCCGTTCCATGGCAATCATGCAATACGGGCATCCAGGTGGTGTGAAATCTTCATCGAAACCGGCCTTGACCGGCTTTACCGTTGAACACACGGGGCATTTGAATTCATAAATCGGCATCATCGACCTGGAAACTGGCAATGCCCAATGTGCCGCATGATAAGCATTCGACGCAATGAACGAATGGCGGCAAATTGTCCGTCACCTTTACAATTTGATGATCGGTTGATTTTTTTTCAACCCGGCAATCAAGCCTGATAGTTTCTCGCATAAATACTCCTATTCAAATTCTCGATGGGATTTAAATCTGATGGGTTGATCCAATATGACCCATCACTGCGTTGCCTGGATGGCCTGCGTGCCATGCCAATGGGTATCCATCCAATGATGTAGTAATTCGGTGAATTGCCCGTGACCAAAACTGCAACGTCATCAGCTCGATCACGATCCCTTAGGATCAGGCAGCCTTCCTTCCATGGGGTGTGTTTGACTTCCAAATTCCACCCAACATCGGCCTGATTTTTGAATGTATTGACGGTGGCCTTCCATTCATCAATTCCGAAATACTTCGCAACGGCGTTTTCGGCTCCGATGGCTTCACTACTCCGGGCAATGTCCTGAAACAGGTTCAGTTTTTGCACGGCGTAATCTTTCAACCCTTCGGAACCAACGGCCCTATCCAGCGCAGCTTTAGCGCACGCCATTTCCTGATCGTGAGTCAATTTCACCAATATCATTTGCAGTCCATGCATTCCCAAATTAGGTGCAACCCGTCAACGGTGACGTAGCGACCAAATTCCAATGGTTTCCATTTTTCACATCGATCACACCAATCGATCGAAATTGGATTGGGTTCACGAATCACCGTTCCATCAGCTTTGAACACGGTTTTTTCACCGGTGGCAATTTTGATCATTTCCATGTCTCCCATGATTACACCTGTGGTTTCCACTGGCCGTCGCTGGCTAGTACGTACCAAATGGGACCACATTGGGTCGCTTTGTTTTTCTCGGTGCATGAATAATTGGCCCAGGCTTTACCGGTTTTGGCCGATGTGCCTTCTCGCCAAATTCGGTGTCCATGGACGCATTGTGGGGCTTCTCCGACCAATTCCCCACCAAGCTGGGTTTTGATCTCCTGAATGGCCGTTGCTGCCGTTGTAAACCCATCCTCACCGAATGGCCTTGACCATGGATCATCATCGATAAACGCCTTCGGCATAGTCTCGACCTGAATCATCGATTCTTTCGATGCCTTCTCCTCGGTACCTAATACCACCGATGCAGCTCTGCCGATTGCGCTGCTGACCGTATCCTCGACGTACCAACGCTTCATTTGGACGTTGTACGCGGTCACCATCCCATGTGCATAATCGATGGCGGCTGGCTTCTCATCCTCATAATGACGATAAATTCGACATTCGATAAGAATGTAACCCTTTTCCGGATTCCAATCAATGATCGATGTTTCGATTCGGTTGGTTGGATAGGTGGCATGCAGTCTGATTACCTTTTGATTTACGGTTTCGTAATGATCCAAAAACGACATTATTTGGCCACCTTTGATTTGCCCATGGCCATGCCAATGGATCGGCCGTGATGGTAGCCCACCGATTTGCCGTCCCGATATCCCATTGAATACAGGATTGTTCCTATTGATAACTGGGCCAAAACCGCGAACCCAATGATTTGTTCCATGCTCATTTTTTCTCCCGATGGCAGTTGGTTGGTCTGCCTGGAGATAATGTGACGCATTGGACCGACAAAATCAAGATTCACGCCTGATTTTCGGCGTGTCTAAGCCTTCGGATGATCCTTTAAATGCTCGATGAGCAATGACCGGATTTCCCGTACATCGGTCCGAATACCATCGGCAAAACCATTGGAGACGGGTCGGGAATTCTTTTCGGCCTTAGCTGCGAAAATGGCGGCAATCGATGAAATCGTTGCAGCAGCGATTAGTCCAATCGCGGCGATTGCTTCGGTCATTTTTCATTGTTGCCGAATGCTGCGTCATTTGGATTTAAGTACCGGAGGATTACCGGGGCCACGGCGGCAACGCCTGCCATGGCGATGGCCTTCGGATCGGTCACTCCGGCCATGTAAACGGCCAGGCCTGCAGCTAAGAATGAACGCAACCATGAGGCCGCCATCGCTTTAAATTGATTCATTTCGATGTCTCCAGTTTCTTCACTAGCGCAGCGACCTTCGCCGGCGTCAATCCAATTTCAAAATGCATTTCATCTTTTCGGTTTCGGTAATCGCCTCCCCAAATTAAACCGTATTTTTTGGCCAGGGCTCGGATCATGGGAACTTTTTCATTTGGGAATGTTCCGACCTTGCCCAATGGGTGACGGGTGGCATTTAGATCGATGGCCGTGCCGCTTGAATGATTGCTCAGTTTGTCCGTGCTGCCACGTACCATTCGGAAACAATAACCCCAATCGTCCAGGCCACCTTCATCAATGGGTTCGATCAGCTCATGAAATTCAGCCGCAAAACCGACCAACAAGGGTGCAACGGATTTGGCACAATGTAATTTGATTTTTGTGCCTGGTACCAAAAACGTTTGAATGCCTAATTCGGCCCGGTCTTTCGATGCAGGCCATCCGTTATGAGAGATCATGTCAGCAGTAATTTAGCCTCATCGGCGGTGATGCCCAATTTTTCGAGCAATGCCAATTTTGCGTTTTCTTTTATTAAAATCTCATTTTGTTCGATTTTCTTTGATGCCAATGCCTCAGCCTGGGCCGATTCAATGTATTCAATTTCTTCGGTCGTTGCTTCTCGTTGTTTGCTTTCGCCATTTTCCATGTATGTGATTAGCATTTGCATCCCCTAACTGTTTCTCATGCCGAAAATTGAAATTGATCCAGTGACTGTTCCTGCCCCCGGATAAACTGTTAAACCTGTAAAGGATGTCGCAGCGTTGAATCCAATATCATTAAAGTTTTGAACAATGGTGTCAGTCAATGCGGATGCTCTCATTTGACTATGTTTCGTCTGTGTTAAAAATGGGGCAATGAAATAACCTGTAAATGAAATTCTAGAACCGCCGGATCGGGTTGGCGTTAAGCGACCAAAAGTTTGGCCCGTTGCCCTGCCGCCTGTGTATGCACCATTATTCACGTCCATCGTTGCACGGTTATAATTTGCACTACTATCATCTGCACCGCTAACCCTGTAACGATAATTAAGGTCATTATCAGCGGTCGAGGTGTAATTACCAATAAAAAAATAATTTTCATAAGTAGTTGAAAATATGTTACTTAAATCGATTGACGAACTTGCACTGAATGTTGTTGTTTGAATGTGGACCATTGAACCACCGCCGCCTGCGGTTGCCCATTTCATGCCGGTTGCCTCAGCTGAATCGGCAGTCAATACTTGACCATTTGTACCAACGGCCAATCGTGAAACGGTATCCGCCGCGGTCGCAGCTATTAAATCGCCTTTAGCGTCAACAATCGATTTTGCGATTGCGCCGTTTGCAAGATCGTAGGCCGTTTTTACACTATTAGGAGTTGCCGCAGTTGTCGTCGATGTCGATGATGTCGAATCGGTAAGTTGAACCGCACCTGATTGGCTGGTTGATGAGGCCTGTATTCCAACCGTGATTGCGCCGGATGTTCCTCCACCGGTCAATGGTGATGTTGCCGTGATGCCAGTGATATCACCCTGATCGTTATTGATCCAGGTGAAATCCATATCGGCATTTGTAGCCTTCGAAAGAATCTGACCGGTTGTGCCACCTAGCAAATCGGCCATTGATGTTGCAACCGCTTGACCGAAAACTTCAAAATCCGCAGGTAAATCCGTGACCAAATCTGTGTTCGTCGGCATTTGCCAGTTGAATGGGGTGGTTGGATTGCTCATATTTTCTCCTTATGCTACGACTAGCGCATTTTCCCACGTGAGTG